AGCCAATGGTCAGTTCTTTCAAATACTATGTAGTCTGCTAAACCTTTTACCCAACCAGGTTTACCTCTAACATTAGTTCCTTCAACCCAAGCAATGTCATCTTGTTTTTTATTGTCCCAACGATTTACTTTCTTCATTCCTTTAACATCAAACTTTAAAAGTTTGCCATCTAGTGTACCTTGTAGATCCCAGTGCTCGTGCATATCTTGATAATCGTTTGCCCACTTAGGATCTGTTAAATTCTTTGCAAAATTTTGTTCTATTATTTTTGCTCTTGCTCTATACTCTTGCCAGCTCATTTTGTATCCTTCATCTTTAATATTTCTAAATCACAGTAGTGTTTGATCTTTTCTAGATCTTGTATGCCTGCTTTGTTTTTGTATCTGCAAACGTATTTAATTACGTTGCCCTGAAAAAATGAGAGATCATTCTTTGATATAAATTCATAAGGCTGAATGTGAAAGTCTTTGTAGTGACTCCCGCCTATCTGCTTATCTTGTGGGAATGCCTCATCTAGTACGCCTTTACTTGTCATATAATTTCCTCCATTGGGTAACATTTGCTATCATCTTTTGGTCTTATAATATGTAAGTGTTCCTTTGTTCTTGTTGCACCTACGTAAAATAATCTTGTTTCATCATCTTGATTCTTGTCGTATGATTTTTTAGTATTGTATGTAAGATCAGTTAGCAAAACTACGTTGTCTTCTTCACCACCTTTTGCACTGTGTATGGTAGACAATTTGATCCGTGGTTCTTGGTTCAACATCTCCCCATTACGTTTCATACGTCTTATATAATTAATTCTTTTCTGTCCCGCTTGATCGAAAGCTTCATACCAGACCTCATTAGTTTGAAGTCCATAGTCTTTTTGTAATTGTTCTAAACTGTAGACCGTATTCTTAACCATCGATTTTAGTTTATCCTTGTTCCATTTTTCCTTACTGATGTACTTTGAAATATTTTCTATTTGTTTTGAATCAAGCATCTGTCCTTTAATTAAATATTCCCAATTAGTTGCAGCAATTTGAATTTCTTTTTCATAAAGTTTCTTGAATCTATTTTCATAGTAAAAACCTTTATCCCTTAGTATATCTTCTAATGAATCTAACATTGATCTTGTTCTGGTTAACACTAACCATTTACCTGATGACATATCTACATCTTCAAAGTTGTCATAAGAACTAAGTTTCCCTTCGTGTTGTTTAGGGTTCCAGTTCTTCTCTATTCTTTTATTAACTCTACCAATGATTGAGTTAGCTAGTTCATGTATCTTTCTTGGAACTCTTCTAGATTCTTTGAGTTCAATAATCTTTCCCTTTTGTGCAATAAATGAATCAACATCTGCACCAGCCCATCTGAATACAGCCTGGTCATCATCCCCTGCAATAAAAGAATCAACTGTTTTATCAGTGATGTGTTTAACCATATCCCATTGCATTAAAGATAGATCCTGTGCTTCATCAATAAATACTACATCAAAGTTTGGTGATTTTTCTTCTTTGATAAAATTTAAAATCATATCGTTGTAGTCAATAAGATTATATTCTTTTTTATAATCTACTAATCTTTCACTTAGATGAATAAGTGTTGCATACTCTACATCTTGATTATGTTCTTTTAAATTATATTGTTGATCTATGGTAATGTTTCTAAGTTTAGCTAAATTAATTATTCTAAGATAATCACTTTTAGTTGAGAACAATCCAGTTTCTTCTTCATCATAATCATTGTAGTCTAGAAATAAATTTTCTTTTCTACCCAAATCTTCGTAATGTCTTTTCTGCATTACTTGATTCTTTTTTAATCCCAATGATTTAAAAGCTAATGAATGTAGTGTTCTAAAATATGGAAGATCATCCTCATCTAGATTAAACTTTTTCATTGCTCTTTCTTTAGCCTCATTAGCCGCCTTCTTTGTAAAAGCAAAGTAACCGATTCGATCTGGATTAGTTGTCTTTAGATATTCATCTACCTTTTCTAACAATGTATGTGTTTTTCCCGTACCTGGTGGGCCGAATACAATCGTCTTCATTAATAAGGATCCTTTTCTTTTAAGGTCTTAGGTGTATGAGTTTTCTCTGGTTTCTCAAATGCATCTACCACCATAATCGTTGGTCTTTTCTTACCGATAACAATTCGATCATCACTACAATTACAATATTCTTTTAGCATCTGTTGTGTGACCTGTGGTTTCTCTGGCCATTTCTTTCTAAGTAAATGTCCGTGGTAGAACTTATGAAATATAAATTTATGTTTACCTTCTTCTGTGTAAACATTTCCATTTAAAATATCTTTCTTAGTAGTCTCTGCTGCAGTTCTATTAGTGCAGAACTCTTCTAAATGTTCTTTCAATTGGTCTACCATTGAAGATCCTTCTGGTGCTTTGATTATCTCAATGCCTTGAAGTAGCATATCAGTATATTTTTCAAACTCTTTAACCGTGATCCGTGGTGGTTTCTTATTGATTTGTTTTACAACCGTTCTTCTGAATAATCTTTGTTCCATTAAACAATCAATATTATCTAGCTTGACTCTATCTCCATCTACATTGACCCAGTAATAAGGTTCATCTAATTCAACTTTTTGTAGATCAGATAGTATTGGAAATACTGCATCACCTCCGATACCATATTTTCTAGTTCTACATAATTTCTTATCACAATGATTACACATTGGATCTTCATTACATTTAAAACCTAGATCTTTACCATCGTTAAATTTTATTTTACCTTGAACAATTCTATCTTCTAAAGGTCCTTCTGGATGTTTCTCAAAGTATTTATAATTAAATGCATTGATTTTTGTTTGCCAACTATCTGGCCATTTTCTTTTTGCGTACTGTATGTATTGATAAAGTATTCTATCTCTACCATCTTTAATATCAGATTGTGTTAAAGATTCTAAACAAGGTGGACCATCACTAAACTCAGAGTCAGGTCTTTTAATTATTAATGTCTCTAATTGTTCTGGTGTAAGTTTATATAAATCATGCAATAAATAAAAACGTTCCAGAGTAACAGCTTCACCTTGATCATTGAAGCAATATCTTGTTGTTTTATCCCCATTAAAGTATGGTAAATTTAAAAAGTTTCCTGTATCATCTTTTGATTTTAATTCTATTTGTTTTGGAAATACTTCTGATCCACCATAGCCTAACACTGCACTAACCGATACTAATTTATCTCTCATTAGTTTTGCTTCAACAGGAACTGTTGTGAAACAAAATACGTGTGCACCTCCACTCTTAGATCTAAATACTAAAAGAGGTAAGTCTAAACTTTTTATTTTATCTATTAATTTTTTATGATCAAAACCTGCATAAGAATCGATATCAACACAACCCCATCTACAAGTATTATCTTCATTAATCGGTATGATACCTAAACTAGGTTCAGCACCGTTTAAATGGTCTTGCCACATATTGTCTGTGACCATCCCTCTTTGAACGAAAGATTTACCTTTGATCTTTTGACCGTCGGCACCTTTCTTGTCGACGTATGTTACTCCATACGCTCGCTCTAATCCTGAGAATATCTTTTTAAACTTTTCCATAATAATATTTTAATGGGCGGCTCCACTCTCGCTTCACCGCCCACTACCTAGGATTCTGTTTAGTACGGTGATTTCTCTGTTGTTTCAGTATCACTATCGTGTTTAATCTCAACCTCGCCTTTACCAATTTTCTCAGCAAAGTCTTTGGCTATACCATAAACACCAGTGTCTGTAACAGGACCAGTTTTACTTATATCCCAACCAAACCAAGTTCCTTTATCATTTGTCATTTGAACTGACTTTAAATGATAAATATGGCTGAATGTTGGTGGAGTAAATAAACCATTTTTACCCTGCATCTTTATCGACATCATCATAGAGTTCCAAGTTCTACTTACTTTTAACTGAGTTCTCGTCATCGATACCAATGCGGTAGTTGGAGTTTCTCCTGCAGCTACAACAAAATGACTTGCTGTATTTTCTAGATAATTACCATTTGGTAATACATCTCTATTGAACTGATCTCTTTTAGTTGTTCTTACAATAGGGTCATCTATTGAATAGATTCTAACAAGACCACCTCCGAGTTCTCTAGGTTTCCACTCTAGATATTCTCTTTTATAGAAACAAGGAATTACATCTATACCTTTGCTACCATCGAATAGTTCTTTAGTAACAGAGTTTAAGATCATTCCAGGTTCTGCACCTTGAACATACTTTCCATTCTGTTTATTAATTTCAGGAGATAGTTGTCCTAAAACTTTTAAGAATGGTAAGGCAAGATCATCTTGCTCCATGTTATGTGTGCCTGCATTTGCATCAGCTTCAAACATATTTGTAGCTAATGCACCTTCTGTCTTCTTCGTAAGGTTTGTTTCTTTTGTCATGATTATTTTTTCCTTTTGATTGTAGTTTTATTTCCAACAAATATGCTGAAAATTTCCGTAGGCATCTCTTGCCCTGCCTCAATACGCTGACGGACCAACGCTTTTAGAGTCATGGGTTCAACCTTTAATTTCTGCGCAGGTTGAAGTCCCTGACTCTTTGCAAGTTCAGCATATTCTGCTGCCTTGTTGTCTTCTCCACGGCCGAAAGATACTACCATCTCATTTTTAATAATATCTGCCAGACCATTTTGTCGAAGCCAGTTGAAAGCCGATTCTCTATTAGCTACTGTAATGGTAGCATTGTAGAATGGCTTAACGTCTATCTGTGATCCATCCATTAGTTTGAGTTGAGATAAACCCATCTCAGACATCATGGTAGGAATTACCTCTCCCGATATAACGTCTAAATCTTTTTTCTTTTTCTTTAAGTTCTCTTCAATGTCCTCTATTTCTTTTGATAGAGATTCCATCTTTTGAACTTCATTAGATAGTGATTTTATATTTTCACTCTTATCTAATATATCTGTTTTGTCTTGTTCAAAGTTTATACTATTCATCTATTTCTCCTTTCTCGTATAGATTAATTTCAATAGGATAATATTTTCTTTCTTGCTTATCCCATTTAAGCACGTTGTATTTTCCGTGCGTAATATCAGATACAATAGAACATGCAACACCTATAATCGCAGGATCACCTGTGAGTAATAAATAATCTTTCACATGATAATCTTTTAAACCTTGTCTCAACTTATAAATAAGTGGACCAGGAGAAAAAATCATTTGAGAAAATTCTGGTAACAAAAATTTAAATTGTCCATAACTAGACGCACCCATAATATTAATTTTAGGATTGCCTGCTTGTGTACCAGGAATGTGTTGAATAACATATACGACTGGCGTATGTGTTTTCATTATTTTTTCATACTCTATACTTTCTGACATTGACAAAAGATATAACATTGATTATATAGAAGTCAATACAGAAAGAAGAAAATATTTATGAATTATAAATTTAAAACTAAGCCGTATGCGCATCAATTAACTGCGTTGGAAAAATCTTGGAATAAGGAAAGCTATGCTTATTTTATGGAGATGGGTACGGGTAAAACAAAAGTATTGATTGATAATATGTCAATGCTTTATGACAAAGGTAAAATAGATGGTGCTTTAATTATTGCACCTAAAGGTGTTATAGGTACTTGGTACAATCAAGAAATTCCAACACACTTACCAGATCATATAGAAACTAAGGCAGTAATGTGGCAAGCAAACATTACTAAAAAACAAAAAGAAAGTTTAGATGAACTGTTAAAGTCGGACAGTAAATTACATATTTTAATTATGAATGTTGAAGCATTAAGTACATCTAAAGGTACAGACTTTGCAGCTTCATTTCTTAGAACTCACAATACAATCATGGGTGTAGATGAATCTACGACTATAAAAAATGCTGCAGCAAAGAGAACTAAAAATATTTTAAGCTTAGCAAAGCTAGCAAAGTATAGAAGAATTATGACGGGTTCTCCTATTACAAAAAATCCATTAGACTTATATAGTCAATGTGAATTTCTTAGTCCGTGGTTACTGGACTTTGCATCATTTTATGCTTTTAGAAATAGGTATGCTGAAATGAAAACTATTCATGCAAAAGGTAGATCAATACAAGTTGTAAACTTCTTTAAAAATATTGGTGAGCTATCGGATAAGTTAAAAGGTTTTTCTTATCGTGTATTAAAAGAAGATTGCTTAGATTTACCAGATAAAATTTATGTTAAAAGAAGTGTAGCACTTACAGAAGAACAGTCTAAATTGTATCAACAAATGAAGACTATGGCTCTTGCTATATTAAATGGTAAGCAGACAACTACAGTTACAGTTCTGACTCAGTTAATGAGACTACACCAGATTACTTGTGGTCACTTTACTGCTGATGATGGTAGCACTCAAAATATAAAAAGTAATAGAATAAATGAACTAATGAATGTCTTAGAAGAGGTAGAAGGTAAAGCTATTATATGGGCCAACTATCAAAAAGACATGTTTGAAATTAAGAAAGCTATTGAAAAAGAATATGGTGAAGGATCCGTGGTCGATTATTACGGACTCACTCCACAAGAAGATAGACAACCCAACATCAAACGTTTTCAAGAAAACCCTGACTGTAGATTCTTTGTTGGTACTCCTCAAACAGGAGGTTATGGTATCACACTAACTCAAGCAAATACTGTTGTGTATTATTCTAACGGTTATGATCTTGAGAAACGTTTACAATCAGAAGACCGAGCACACAGAATAGGTCAGAAAAAATCTGTAACTTATGTTGATTTAATCTCAGAAAAAACTGTCGATGAAAAGATAGTTAAGGCTTTACGTAAAAAGATTAATATTGCATCCGAAGTTATGGGGGAAGAATTAAGAGATTGGATATAGGTTTTTACGAATGGGATAGAGAAAAGTCCGTGGGGTAAGTGGTAGTATCCTGCTCTAACGAGCGATGTTAGTTCAGCTTCTCGAATCCCTAATCATCTTAACATTGGCTGTTAAACTAACAACTACCACACTAAACTAGATCTTTTGCTTTACCAATTACAGGTTTGTATTTTGTTTTACCTTCTGATTTATATGCGTGTAGATATTGTTCACGTCTTCCTTCAGGTATCCAAGAACAATGTATCCATCCCGAGTTGGGTTCTCCTGGTGTGTAGAACTCGAGAATCAATTGATCTGTCTCAAGGTTCATTTTAATCCAATCAGCAACTTCAGCGTTGTCAACTCCAACACATTCGAAGTCTGCGGCCTCAGCTTTTGCGTGCTGTGAATTTCTAGAGCTACCGATAGCTAAACATAAATCTTCACTACGAAATCCTGATGTTACCTTTACTCTACCGAAATGGTCACGTACTGGCTGCAAAATATTTTCACATAATGCTTTTAGTTTTTCTATTTGACCAGAGTTTGGATTGTTGTTTATACCTTTACGTATCGCGGTATCCGATTTAATTAATTCTTGTAAAGAAAAATTACGAGATAAATTCATTTTTATTTAAGCATGTTTAATAAGAGCGCAATACATATTCCAAATGCTCCTCCTATTATCATCTTCTCCATACGTGCTAAACGTT